TCTGACCTTGAGGAGCGTAGCCGCCTTGCGGTTGTCCACCCTGTGTCTGACCTTGAGGAGCGTAGCCGCCTTGCGGTTGTCCACCCTGTGGCTGACCTTGAGGAGCGTAGCCGCCTTGCGGTTGTCCACCCTGTGGCTGACCTTGAGGAGCGTAGCCGCCTTGCGGTTGCCCGCCCTGTGGCTGACCTTGAGGAGCGTAGCCGCCTTGCGGTTGCCCGCCCTGTGGAGCTGCGCCGCTTGGACCGAATGCGCCCTGAGTTGCGATACCAGCGCCGCCGAAGTTTTGAGGCACCGCGTTAGCGCTTACGATGATACTAAAAGCGTCTAGCCCGGTCGCTATACCTTTGTTACCCTTCGCGTCGTACTCGTAACAATGGACTAGTACGTCTACTTGTTGCGCTCCGAACAGCATAGGGCCGTACTGCATAGGGTCCAACTTGCCGCCGTTTTCGTCGTAGACGTCGGGTAGACGTTGCGTGTTACAGCCAAGAACTACCCAGCCCGGGTACAGGTTGTTAAACTCGTCGGGGCGTGCCTGACCGATTGGCATACGACCGCCGGCGGGTAACTGACCGCGAAACTTAGACGTTTGTAACGTGGTGTTAGCTAAGTTATTCATGTCAGCTAGATCAGGGTTATTCGGGTTTACTACCACTTTCAAGCTGTACTTAGGCTTGCCGTCGTGACCTTGTTCCGGGCGTGTGATCCCGTCCCATACGATGAAACAGCCGTGAATTTTTACATGTTTGTCGTCGAATATCATAACTTATACCTTTTTGCTGAATGCGCGAGCCGTTCTACTTTCGGTCGCTTTGATTAATTTAAGACCCGTTGATGGGCGTTTAGTTACCGTTTTTAGCGCTTGTTCTATGATCGGTTTCATGTCCTTAGATGCTTTCGCGATCGTTTGTGTGGGGGTTAAGATGCCCGCTTTTGCCGCGTCGATCCCGAGTTGGGCTGCGAACATGACCGCCTGCGGTGCCGGTATGGCCCACGCTAGGTTCCCTTCGCCGTTTTCGAGCGCTAGGCCGCTGTCGCTCTCGCCTTTACCTATGCGGTGTTTCAGCTCTTCTTCGATAGCTTCAAGGCGTGCTTTGAGCGTCGCCGCGCCCTGCTTAAGTATGCCACGTTCGACCGCTAGGTCTTGGCCGTTCATGTTGTCGATCACACACGGTTCGTTAGTGTAGTCTATTAAACTGTAGTGAGACTTACGCGCCACGCTACAACGTACTATAGACTTACAATCGCGGCAATGTGCGCCACTGCTAAACGTCGGGTTACTAAACGCCTCTTGCGCTTTAGCCGTTAGCTGGTTAACGTAACCCCGCAAATCCGCGACGCTCGTACGCCATTCGTCGATCGGGTTTTTAGCGTGATAACAAAACGGTTGCACTATTTGGAACACTACCTCGATAAACTGCTCGGCGAGCTCGTCGATCTGGTACTCGTTACAGATACCGGCTAAGTAGTCGATCAGCTGTAAGTTAGCAAAGGCCTTGTTTTCACGGTGCCCGAACTTGTAGTCGATCATGTAGATCGTACCGCTTACCACTCGGTCTACGTTCTCGTTCACCCTCTCCCATTTTAGCAAAGGGATACACAGATCGAGCGTGCCCCAGTTTTGCGGGTGAATGTGCGGCATGTGCACCCTGTGCTCTATTAACATGCAGCCGACGGCGTCGTGCTCAGTAGCTACAGCCATTGCGTTGTCGACGAATACCTGTGCGCCTTCCGCCATTTCTTCGTCGATAATGACGCCGTTCGGTGCCTGCGCCCCTATGAACGCGTCGCATACCTCCCTCCGGCCTTCCCGTAGTGTGCCCAAACACTCAGACACTACCCAGTGCGACGCGGTGCCGGCGCGGGTGCGGGGGAGTTCGATGTCCGGCGCTTGCATGTTCGCCATAATCGACCCGGAGCAGTACCCCCACTGAGGGGAACCACTAGGGGGGAGAGGCGCGTGCTCGGCGCCCATTATGCCCCCTCTGATATAGGTCTTAAGAACTGGTAGACCGCTGACACCGCGTTATCGAATAAGTCAGGGTTAAACAAGTCGTGTACTTGTACCTGCGTCACTTGGTAGGCGTTGTCGATGTCCGCTTGTGTTAGGCGATCCGCGGCTTGTTGCTCGGCAACCCACGCCATAAACTCGCCCGCGTTGGCGAAGGTTTCACCGCTCGCGTTAGCCGCTGCCGATCGGTTACCGAATGCCGCGCCGGTGTCTACCGGTGTGCCGCTGGCTGCCGTTTGGTTGGCGGGGTTGGCGTTAGCTAGCTCGGCTCCGTACCATGCGTCGTAATCGGCTTCGTCTACGCCTTGCTTTTTCTTCCATTGGCCTTTTTTCTTGCCTGACTGGAAGAACGGGATCTGCGCGTTACTACAAAAGTCGGGGTTTTTGCCTACGCCCTTCTCGTCTAGGTTATTGCGATCGGTGTTATCTGTACCCTGTGCAGCGGGGGCACTTCCCGCACCGAGTATAGCAGTTGATTCTACGGGATCCTGCGTTGCCGTCGTCTTTACCGGCTCAGTGGTAACCGTTTCGGTTAGGGCTACGTCGCCCACTTCTTTTTTAATGGTGTGCGTGATAATTGCGCCCGCTGTCACTTCGCCGGTGCCGTACTCTAATAGTGCGCGGCCTATTGCTGCGGCTAGCGTTTTGTTTTCCGCTGGGAATTCTAATTTAAACATTTCGTAGTTACTCCGTGTTGTTAAGTCGTGTTGACGATGTGAATACTAGGCGCTATTTTCTAACCTGTCAATAACTATTTTCTATGTTGACAATAAGAAAGTTACGGCGTAAGCTTGGCGACAATATAAACGAAGAGGTTAACGAAATGCGGAACCCTGACACCTTGCTAGATATAGAAAAAAACTTACGGAATTACGAGGGGGCCTTAGCGTGTGGGTTCCGCCACTACGATTGCGTGCACGACGAGGACTACTTCCTTTTAATGGAAGAGTTAGGCTTTTTAGTTAATAACCGTTTTATACCTATTATTGACATCTTAATCAGCGCGGCGCGCTTTAGCGTCCAACATGAGATTTTCGCACTTGAAGCCGTAGCGGCCGACCTTAGCAAATGGAGCGTGCGCCCGTGAGTTTTAAACTTCGCAAGTATCAGATGTCTTTAGTCAACGCCATACATGATGCGTGGAACCGCGTAAGGGTTGTTCTCGCGGTACTAGCGACGGGCGGCGGTAAAACTGTGATATTCAGTTACATTATAAAGGACCATAACGGGGCAAGTATCGTATGCGTTCACCGTAAAGAAATACTAAGCCAGATCAGCTTATCGCTGGCAAAGCTTGGCGTTAAACACCGCATTGTCGCCCCGCAGTCCGTGATCCGCCGCATACGTCGCCGCCATTTGCGCTTCTTAGACGCTTGCTATGTCGATCAGCACGCGCTTTGTGGTGTCGCTAGTGTTCAGACGTTAGCGAGTAAGTCGTCACAGAATGACGCGGGGCTTATGTCGTGGGTTAACCAAATAACGTTAGGCGTGTTCGATGAAGGGCACCACTACGTCAACACGGGATCGTGGGCCGTTGCTGTCCACTTGTTAGAACGCGCTAAACTTCTATTTGTCACAGCTACGCCGAAACGCGCAGACGGTAAAGGCCTCGGCGCAGACGCTAGCGGGTTTGTGGAAGAAATGGTCGAAGGCAAGACGACTAAATGGCTTATAGATAACGGCTTCTTAACGCCTTATAAATACTATGCGCCGGCGTCTGACCTCGATGTTAGCGATCTAGCGGTTACGGCTTCCGGGGACTTTAACGCTAAGGCGTTACGTGCCAGGGTTGTTGACTCGCACTTGATCGGCGACATCGTGGCCCACTATAAGCAATTTGCCGACGGTAAGCGTTTTATAGTTTTTAACACTGACGTACTGACGGCCGAAGAAACGGCGGCCGAGTTTATGGCGCAAGGCGTAGAGTGTAAAGCTTTAAGCGGTGGCACTGACGCCGGGGAACGAGACGCGGAGCTAGACAAGTTCGAGAGCGGGGCTAATCTCGGGTTAACAAATGTCGACCTGTTTGATGAAGGTTTTGACGTGCCTCTCTGCGACGCCGACGTACTCGGAAGGCCCACGCAGTCACTAGCTAAATTTTTACAAATGTGCGGCCGTGTGCTCCGCGTTGTGTACGCCCCCGGGTTCGATCTCTCGACCATTGCGGGCCGTAAAGCTGCGATTGCCGCCGGGCCTAAACCTTACGCCATTATTATCGACCCGGTGCGTAACTGGGAACGCCACGGGATGCCGGACTGGCCGCGCGTTTGGTCACTAGACGACGAAGAGAAAGGCGCCCGTAAGACGGACATGTCGACGATACCGCAAAAAGTTTGTTTAGCCTGTACGCAGCCACACGAAGCGTATTATAAAACCTGTCCTTACTGCGGCTTTGCGCCCGTACCGATTGAACGTAAGAAGCCGAAGCACGTAGACGGCGACCTGTTGGAGCTAGACGTCGAAGGACTGGCGGCATTATTCGCCGAGAGACAGGCGGCCAATATGAGCGACGAGGACTTCGCACGGGGGCTGTTCCACCCCGACGAAAACGGGAAGATCATACCGCCGAAGTTTCACGGGCAAGCAGTCAGGCGCCACTCCGCGGCTAAATACCGTCGCGGTGTACTTCATAACCTCGTCGGCTGGTGGGTGGGACTACAACCAACCGATCGCAGTATGAGCGAAAAATATAGACGGTTTTACTTACGCTTCGGCATTGACATGTCGACGGCTTTTACTTTAAACGATAAAGACACCGACGCGTTAATAGCGCGCATAACAAAAGGCTTTAGCTATGACATTTAACGAATGGGCCATACGTAACCCACAAGCCGCGGCGGAGCTTTCACAAGTGACGGCGCAACAACCTACAATAGCCTCGGCGTATGCGGGGCACGATGAAAGCTACGCACAGCAGCAGGCACGGTTCGCTATATCTCGCGCCGGCGGTTTGTCTTGGCGTAATAACGTCGGGGCCACCCCGGCGAAGGTTGATTATAATTGTGGCCGTTGCGGGTTCCACGGGCAAGTCGATCAGCGCATGGTCCGTTATGGCCTTGCTAACGACTCGAGCCAATTAAACGCGATCATAAAATCAAGTGACCTGATCGGCGTTATGCCTAGGACTATTACCCACAGCATGCTCGGCACCACGATCGGCCAGTTTGTCGCCGTAGAGTGCAAGCGCCCAGGGTGGCACTACACAGGCAAGGGGCGGGAAGAAGCACAGCAAGCCTACCTAGCTGTCGTTAGTGGCAAAGGTGGGCTAGCACAATTCAGCACCGGCGAGGTGTCGCTGTGATAGCTTCCGTAGTTGTGCCCGTTGCTGGCGCAGGCCTTGAGATAGAGGTCACAATCATACCTATTCAGCGCGGGGTAGGCGCTACGATTGACTACGGCGTGGCCGTGTGGCAAGTAAAAGGCAACACCCGAAGCGTCATACCTAGCGGCGAGAATATGCTACCGCCGGAACTGGTGCAAAGTGCTAAAACTAAATTATGGGAGTCGATCAGACCATGACAGTAATTAATATGTGTTGTCGTGCGGGCATGAAAACGCTAGCAGCTAACAGCGTCGACAGCATTGTGACCGATGCGCCGTACGGCCTGAGCAAACAACCGAAGATCGCCGAGGTGTTAAAGCACTGGTTAAACGGTGACGACTACACCGCAACCGGTGGCGGCTTTATGGGTAAAACGTGGGACAGCTTCGTACCTGGTCCGCTGACATGGGCGGAAGCGTATAGGATCCTTAAACCTGGCGGCTATTGTGTTGTTTTTGCTGGAAGTCGTACCGTCGATTTAATGGCGATAAGTCTGCGTATTGCGGGCTTTGAGGTTGTCGACATGTTGCACTGGATGTACGGTTCGGGTTTCCCTAAGTCGTTAGACATTAGCAAAGCGATCGACGCCTACGACGCCGTAGAGGCACGCACCGCGAGGGCTTACGCTTTTACTGAATGGTTTAAGCCGTGGGTTAACATGACCAACCCGGAGATCGACCGAATTTGTGGTACCAAGACTTTAGCGAGACACTGGACCGACTGCCGACCTAACGGCAAACAGCCCGAAGTTATCACCCGCGAGCACTTCGAGAGGCTACGCCCGTACCTTACCGAACCGGTGCCGGCTTGGGTTGAGGTGTTAATCGAAGCGCGTACGGTAGAAAGTCAGAATACTAAAAACCGTAAGATAGTCGGCCACCACGAACAACCGGCGCAGGCTTCAGAGTGGCGCGCTAAGTATGAAGGCGGGGTGTCTTTGCCGCCGTCTGCAATAACCGAACCGCACACCGAAGAGGCGAAAAACTGGGAGGGCTTCGGCACGGCGTTAAAACCCGCACACGAACCGATCATACTTTGCCGTAAGCCGTTAGACGGAACGTACGCTAATAATGTACTGAAGCACGGCGCGGGGGCTTTAAATATTAACGGCTGTCGTGTTGAGGGCGGCCGCTGGCCCGGTAATGTTTTACATGATGGTTGTCTGCCCGACCCTATGGACCGTTACTTCTATTCGGCCAAGGCGAGCAAAGCAGATCGCGAAGCTGGCCTCGAGCTGTTCGACATGCACACAGCGGGCGAAGTTACCGGCGGCAGGCAAGAAGGCAGCGACGGGCTAAACAGCCCGAGAAGTGGCGCAGGGAGAACGAGCGGGGCTAAAAACATTCACCCAACCGTTAAGCCTACCGAGCTTATGCGCTGGTTATGCCGTTTAGTTACTCCGCCCGGCGGTTTGATCGTCGACCCGTTTACCGGTAGCGGATCAACAGGTCGGGGCGCAGCTCTTGAAGGCTTCGGCTTTTTGGGCTTTGAATTAGACGCGCAGTACGCAGAGATAGCACGCGCACGCATAGAGGACGCTAAAAAATGATATACGCGACACCTTTCGATAATAAAACTAAACAGGCTCTAGCCGCTAGTACTCCGTTACACGTTGAGACGTTGGCCGAGGCGGAGAAACTGATCCCGGGCGTGCCGGTTGTACGTACAAAAAATACATTAATTTACGAGCAGACAGGCAATACCCGCCTCTGCCTTTCTTGGATAAGGTTCGCACTATGAAACGAAACAACGACACGGCAGTACGTAAAGCCGACATTTTAGCCGCCGCCCTTAAGGTGGCCGAGGCTTCACACTATGCGCACATGACACGTAGCGCAGTAGCCGCCGAGGCGGGCGTCTCGGGGCCACTCGTCCAGTATTACTTCGGGACTATGCCCCAACTACGCAGGGACGTTATGCGTAAAGCGGTACGCGACGGGGTGCTACTCGTTATCGCTCAGGGTTTGGTCGCTGGCGACAATCACGCCAAGGCAGCGCCGGAAGTACACAAAGCCGCCGCCCTCGACTTAGTTAGAGGGTAGCCGCATGAAAAAAGCAATGATGTTGGCGTATCTTAAAGAAACGGGCCAAAAGGTCTACGACGGGGACGCGTTAAGCGAACCGGAGACGCGCGGCGAGTTTGTGCAAGTCGAAGAACGTAGCAAGTGCGGCAACTACGCACAGCTGCACGATATAGAGCTGATCGACTTGCTGGCGTGGATCTGGTCCGGCGGGGGTGTGTCGTGAACGTCTTATGCCCCGGCCTAGAGTCGGAACGCCGGGTCGCGCTTCTTCTCTCGCTGACCAGCATTAAAAGCGAGAATAAGATCGGCGCGCTTGTCGATCACCTATGTAAGGGCCGACCGTTAGATATGTCTGCCATGCTGAATGACGTGGACGAGAAGAATTTTAAACGTACACTAAAAACGCTTAACGCCGTGGCGCTTATTGTTGAACAGATCAAAGAGTGTGACGGGGTTACTAAACTAACCCGTAACGAAGGGGGTCACAATGGCGACTCAAAAAACTAGTAAGCTGTGCAAACACTGCAAAGAAAAGGTTATGGCGGAACGCCCCGGACCTAACCACATTTTACATTTAATCTTAACAGTTATTACCGCCGGCTTGTGGTTGCCTATCTGGTTTCTGTCGTCCGTCAGTTTCGGCGGTTGGCGGTGTTGCCGCTGCGGTTCTAAAGTCTAGCCCCCGTTTACGGGGCTTTTTTATGGGCGTATACTTATTGCGGAACCTATGGAGGGTACAACATGCATAAGAGAACACGAAACCGCATATTAGAAGAAGCTTTCCCCGAGGGGATCGCGGCGGGCACAAGGGCGCTAACGGTCCAGTCATACACCGAAGCGAATTCGAAGCTAGGCGTAGAGCATGAGGGGTCAACTCGACTTGTAGCTGTAGCGGGCTTAGCTGTAAATGATACGATGTTTGTAACTGGGGCGTTACCTGTAGCGTTAAAAGGTAGGGTTATTGGCTTTACTGGTGAGGGTGTAACCGCTGAAATATACACAGGGGCAACCTATACGGGGGGTGCGTCAGTTCCGTATCAAAACGCGTCAGATATAAACCCTGTTACTGGGCTATCTCAAATAGTAGTTGGCGCAACAGTCACAGACGTTGGAACTTTGGCCTTTGCCCCTGATCACTTAGTTGGTAATACCTCGATTCAAGGGAAAGGTACGTCGGGTGCAGTCATCGGTAGAGAAAAGCTACTAAAACCTAACACAATTTACCTTTTTAGAATTATCTCTCTAGACACTATGCCCCAAGACATAACTAGTTTGTTGACTTGGTATGAAGGGGAACTGGATCTGCCGTTACCTTAAGGCACTGGCGGTATTCGTAAGCCATGTGCTTAAGCGTGCCGTAGTTAACGCCACATTCTCGGCCAATATCGGCCAGTGTGGCGTCTATTTCGCCGGCTTCTCTTTGCGCTATCATATCGTAAGCTTTTTGGTTTTTGGCTAACCTACGGGACTTTGCGGCAGGCTTAACAGCCTCGTAGCGGGTACGCCATTTGCTTTTCGCTTTCTGCTCCGTGCGTATACGGTTTTTAAGCGTCTCGACCTCGGCTTCTAACTCGGCGACCCTGTCTTTTAACGAGAAAAACTCATTTAGATTCACGTAGTTTAGCCCTTATATCGCGTAAGTGGTCCGCGCCTGTTTTGCATGGCGGCGGCTCCGGGTCGTTAACTTCCCAAGCTTTGCCACACTTAGAGCACTGGTACTCGTCGCCATATCTGATCGCTTCGTGTTCTGTGCTCATAGCGTGGCCCTCGGTTAGACGTTATGCATTAAACGCCATATAGCGTCGTCGATGTCGCGTTCCCATCGTGGCTGTGTGCCCGGATAACAGATCGCCGTTATACACATTGCTAAAAATTTCTTTTTCATGGTTTACTCCACTTATTAAATAACCGTCTGATTAAATAACTACGGACCAGCGAGACGACGGTGAAACATGCGCCGATCAGTAGGTTGTCCACCAGCGGCGGGTAAAGGCCGAAGAGTGGGAAAATTAGCGCCTGTGCGGCCACTGCGACGGTATAGCCTATCGCAATGTTAAACAGGCTTTCGAATAGAGAACTACGGCGCGACTGGGTCACGCCTCGCCCTCTTCAATGGTTAGCGTAATGGTTGCCGGCGGTGTTGCTGGTAGCGCGGCGCGTTTGATGTAAATTGTGGGTACCGGCGCTTCGGCGGAGCTGTCCGCGTAGACGTGCGTACCCTTAGTCGACTTGCTTAACTTCATTACTATTTTCATGCTTTCTTCCTTATCAGTGGCTAATTAAAAATTCTTGGGCCGATCCACACCGGCGCGCTGTTATATGTTTCTACGCGGCTCGCTATGGTGTCCGCGCATTGTGCCCTCGTCGGGGGTTGGTACATACCCCACCTACCCTTCGCGCCGCTGTTTACCGCCGCGTTTGTAGAGTCAGCGCTAGCTAGAGGTAGGTAGGTAAAAACTTTAGGGTTTAACATTCGTAACCCGTGAAGCTTACACCGTGGGCGGCCTTTGCTATCGCAAGCGACTAGCATAGCTAGTCGCATTCTGTCCCACCACTTACGGCTGCCGGGGGTTTTCCAACCGCCCGAACTGCCTAACGCTACTATCTCGAAGTTCTCAACTAAAAAGTTTAAGTAGTCTAGCGATTCGTGGAGGTGCCAAACTGGGACGCCTTTCGCCCTGTACTTCTTTGCGCGCCATTCGTGGAGCATGGCCCGGTTTTCTTCTTCAGTGCCATCTATCTTATCAGGGATAAGGCACCAATCGAACCCGGGGTGCGCCGCGTATTCTTCGACCCAGTGCCCGTACTCGACCACGTCTATAACCCCGTGCCCTTTCTTAAAATTCGTAAAGGCCCCGTTATCAAAAATGAAGCTTTGGCATTTCTCCGCGACGATACCTAAGTCGTCTTTATATGCGAAACTGACTAGGGCGTGGCGAGCGGTAAAAAACCGCCCTTTCTGGTCTTCCTTTCCCCCTAGCGGCGTACCGTGGTATGGGATCACCTTCCTCCCCTGACGGTTGTGATCTCTACTCCGTCGTGAGTGGCCACCATTGTTTGCAAACCGGGGAACGCTTTTTTTAAATTATCGGCGATTGCTTCGTGATACCCTTCAGGTAGTAGCGCGCAATACCGCGTTATGTGCTCGGCGTGTATCATTTCGTTATCGGTTTCAATCGTCAACACGTATATAATGCTATGCCCATTATTAGGGCATTTGCTAACGAATTGGTGTCTGTACTTATTCATGTCTTCCTCCTTTATTATTTAACAGCTGTTAGCGGTATGCTGCCGCCTTGGCCGAGTTGTCGAAGTGTTAAGCCTTTAAACCCCCGGACCGGCGACGCGCCCGGTGTTCTGTGGGGGCCGTATATTATGCCCGTACCTCGGGTTAAGTCTTTAAATGATCCGATAAACGTACGGCGCGGTAGTATGTGGTCTTCTTGGTTTAGTACCGCCCACGCTTTATACGTCGAGTAAACGTCCTCGGCGCTTACAAATTCAACGCCGCCCATTATGCAGGCCGAGTCTAAGAACATTCTTAACGGGCTGTATGCTTCGCTTATGTAGTCCGTTTCGGCTTGACTTGCCGCGGGTATGGTGAAGCGGCCGTTCTGGTTGAGACGGGCTAAGCCCTGTAGCGCCCAAATGGCGATCCCCTCGATATCCTGGACTAAGCGGCCGAAGAGAGTCGGGTCTTCTCGGCCATACCATGAGACGTTCATAGGCAACACAACCAAACGGGAGGCCAACGCGCCCGAGTCGTCGAAAAGCCTCGGTACGTGGTTGCCCGCTATCGTAATGCGGGTAGGCAGTTGCTCGGACAGTGTCGACTTGTATTTCCGGTCGAATGTCTGATCGTCGCAACCGCTGATCCCCTTGACGCGTTCCACTACGTAGTCGACAACGCCGCGCGGTATGTTTTTCGCCGCATCACCGATAAACATTACCGTTTTAGTGCGTAGGCTTTCGATGAAGGAATCACGCGCGAAGCTGGTTAACGTCCCGCCGGTGTAGTTCTGTTCGCCTACTAGCAGTTTCAGCACTCGGCCTATCGTGCCCTTACCGCAACGTTTAGGCCCTAGCAGTAACATAACTTTTTGATAATCGTAGCTACTAGACATCATATAGCCGAACCATTCCTGCAGTAGGTCGATCCGCTCTTCGTCCCCTTCGAAGGCGTCCCACATAAACTGGCCCCACTCGGCGCTCCGTGCTTGAATGTTATAGCTGTACGGTAGAATGTTAGTTGTAAAATAATCTTTATGATGACCGGTTAGCCTGCCCGTGTTCAGATCTAGCGCGCCGTTTTGCATAAGTACTATGCCTTCGGGAATGTCGCCGATCTTCTTAGTGAGGTTCGTAGCTAGTAACCGCATCATGGTAGCCGTACCGGTTACAACCGCCACTTGAGGCATACTCGGGGCCAGTGCGATCGCGACTTCGTGCGCTATGTCCTCGTCTTCGCGTTGCTCCCACGCCTTACCGTTAAACACGTACCATACCTGCTGACTGCGGCATATTGTCCCGTTAGGGTAGTGTGTGTCTATAAATACGGTGGCGTTTTCGGTGTGGTTCGCGCCGTACTCGCCTTGAGGGCGTGGGGGCTTCTTACCTTCTAGCAGCTTCTTAACGTCTTTCGTTAGCAGGCCATTTTCTTTAAGCTCGCGGTGAAGTGTCGCCAGCAAGATCCCCCGTTGTAGCCCGTTACACTGTACCGCCTGTATGGCCGTGATCAGCGCGTTCGTGCTCTTAGGGTTGCCGCCGTTTTCGGTTATATCGTCGATAATTTGATCGAACTGCCCCGCCGTTGCTGCCGTGCCCCCGAATGCTGCCGAAGTGTCTAGCCCCGCCGGCGGTGTCCAGCCTGCCGATATGGCCGAGTAGAATAGCGTCGCTATAGTCAGGCCACCTTCTGCCTTAAAGCTGCCCCACTGGTGATCCATCGTTTCGGCGCTGTAGTTTTCAGGCGCGTCTCCGGTTGCAGTAAAACGGCCACTAGACCAAGCGTCGAACAGTGCTAACCCGGTAGACTCGTCGTCGTGGAATTGGTGACGTAAAGCCAGACCGACGCGAAGCCATTCGCTACGGCTACAACCGGGGCTTATGTGGCTAAGCGCCTGTTTAATAGTTTCTACGTCTTTGTCACCTTCCGGCAATTCCGTACGTTCTGTTGGCTTTGCGGGCAAGTGCTCGAGTACTTTACGGCAACTATCAGGCAGTACGGGCAGGCTTTCAGGGTGTGCCATGGCGTAAGGGCCGAAGCCGACAGGCGTATAGCCTTCACCTGAACAAATGTAGCCTTTACCCGCTACCCTTGTGTCGAAGCCTTCTACTTTTATGTTAGTCCCCTGGATGACGGGCCAAGTAGTCGCGAAGGCGTAATGCTGACCGCCGTGCATTGTTGTCTGTATGAGCGCTTGATCCCACGGTAGGCGGCAACCGATCACGGCTTCCACTTGTTCGCGGGTTACACCTTTGTAGGTATCTAAATCGAGGACAACCACGCCGGCGGGGATAGGTAAACCGACTAGGCCGCTAGGCCAGTTAATGCCCTGCGGGTTGCCTGTGGCTACGTGCTGCCACGCTACGCCCTTCGGTACTGCGGGGGCTTTGTTTGCACTACAAGGAAAAACACCCAACCCGGCAGCGTAGAGCTGTACGGCTAGGTTATTTATCATTATTTAGGGCCTCAGAGCAAACCTGTAGGACGATATCAGGGGATAGGAAGTTCGCGCCCGCATTACTCAGCGCAAGTTCAAGTACTGCGACCCTGTCGACTAGTGCGTCGTGGTGGTTTACTGCGTGTACTGCCGCTTCGGCTGCCGCGCCCGTAGTGCGAAAAGCCAACGTTTCGCCGGCGGGTATGTCCGCGTGTAACGGTAACGGGAAATGGTCGGACATTCTCATGAGTTCAGCCCCTCTTCTATGAGCGCGTCAACGCTACTTTGAAATACGCGGATTGTTTTAGGGCCGAGGCGTGTCGCTTTTAGGTTACCGTCTTCGATCAGCTTCAGCACGGTATCGCGGCCGACATTTAACAGGGCTTGCACCTCTGCGGTTTTAAGTAGTTTATCCATTGAGGATCTCCCGCGCTTTGATTATGTGACATGACGCTTGAATGTTGGTGTACATCGCCGCGTCGTCTAGTTGGGTTAAGGCCATGCCGACGCGGTGGACTAAGTCGTAGCCGTCGATCACTTTTTGGGCCAAGAATTCGACCATATCTTCCTGTGGTATGGTCACGCTGATGAATATCGAGGGCGTGGCGCGCACATATTGGGCTTTATCCTGTGAGCTAATAAAGTTCGCCTGTGCGTTGTGGACGTCTACGCGTTGCCCGTCTAGTGGGCCGCCTATTAATAAGACTTTCATTTGTTTAGCGCCCTGTAAACGATGCCTGTCGCCGCCTGCTTCTTCTCTTCGGGCAGCATCGCCACAAGGCCCTTGATCGCTTCTTCCAGTCCGGCTACGCGGTTCGGCGTGCCTGGGGTCAGCACCTCATTACACCGTACCTGTATGTCGGGACGCACCCCGCTGGCGTAGTGGCTCGGCCGTCTAGCCAGGTCGCGGACTTGCGTCAGGGCGTGCTCTAGTTCTGCCACGCGGTCGGCGTATTTGTCGAAGTGGGTAACCGCCGCGGCGCGTTTGTCTAAAATTGCGTTGAACACGTCGTCGCCCACGTTGGCGTTAACACCTAGAACCTTCGCTGCCGCTTGCTGTACTAGGTCAGGGCGGCGGGCGTTGATCTCTTCAACTATGGCCATCATTAACTCAAGGCCGGCTAGTGCTTTCTTAGCATCGTTTATCATTTTAATTCCTTACCTATTAGGTATAGCGGCGAGGGTGGCCGTAAAATTACCGTTAATGAGCTGCAAAGGTGCGTATTGGAACGGCGCCTTTCCCGCGCAAAAAGACACGTAGAGGGAATAATGCCTGCGGGAAGTAAACCGCCACCAGCTACCCGCTTTCTTCACTATATGATGTTTCGCCATGCCGCACCGCCTGTCCGTTATAATCGTTAAAACCGACATAACTATAAACCGCGCCTTTTTCGATGTCAAACGAAACTTTATACCTTTACGGTCTATCAGGCGCTCTCTTATGCCCTATAGCGGTGCGCCGTAACAGGAGCCACAGCACGTTCTAGGGTTGTTACGTTCGTGTAACGTTACAGTAACACTTCTCGGCTTCTCTCTAGCCCTGTGGTGGCGTGGGTTGTAACGTTGTAACGCTTCTTTTACCTTTAAACTATATAATAATAAAATATAAAGAAAGAAGGGACGCAGGGTTCCCTGCCTGCTCCCGTTTTATAAGACGTTTTAAGCGTTACAACGTTACAACGTACAGCCAGTACGGCGTGTAGGCGATCGGAGAAGTGTTACTGTAACGTTACGCACGTTTCAAGTGTTACAGTTATAAGCACGGCTCTCTTAGACCATTCGGCTATAAGGCGCTACGGCGCGTCAGAGTGTCGCCGTTGCGGTCGGTTAGGCCGTGGTGTACACTGTGGCTAAGAGCCGGTGGCTCATTTACCATATTATCGAGGTTCGAGACATGGCGGGTAGGATTAGTAGACAGAAAGCCTCAGAGCTACAGAAGCTATGGGCGAAACTGTATGTAAAGCATAACTTTAACGCCACTAAGGCGGCGCGAGAGGCGGGCTATAGCGACGGGCCTAACCGTGACGGGTGCCAGCGACGCGGCTACGAGAATAGCCATAACACACTAGTTTTGATAGAAGTGGCCCGACTAGTCGAAGAACGCAATAAAAGGCTTCAGATTGACGCTGACTTCGTTCTAACGCGTGCTTTAGAGTTTGATAGCCTAGACATTGCCGACATCATGGACGACGAGAACGGCATACTCCCGATCAAGGAATGGCCGAAGTCTTGGCGCACGTCGATCAGCGGTATGGACTTCGGGGAGATAGTCGCCGCGCGTAACGACCCTACGCGGCTGATCCAATTGCTGAAAAAAGTTAAGCTACCAGACAAACAGAAGAACTTAGAACTTATCGGGAAACACATCGACGTTAGGGCGTGGGAGAAAGAAGCCGGCCTAACCGTCTCGGCCAATAACATTATGTTAGTGCCTTCCGCTACCAGTGTCGACGACTGGGAAAAAGCCGCACAGGAACAACAGGAAAAGGCCTTAAACAATGTATAACGTCGTCTTGAAACCTCAACCCGGATCGCAATGTTTAGCCCTTTCCTGTCCTTGTGACGAAATATTATACGAAGGGACACGCGGCCCAGGGAAGACTGCCGCGCAGCTTATGAGGTTTTACCGCAAGGTCGGCCAGGGCTACGGCGCGTTCTGGAAAGGCGTAATTTTTGACATTGAATTTAAAAACCTTGACGACATTATCGCCCAGTCTAAGAAGCTGTTTAAGCCGCTCAATGACGGCGCGCGCTTCCTAGAATCCCCGTCGAAACTCATGTGGGTATGGCCTAGCGGTGAGCAGCTACTATTCCGCTATGAGAAGGACGCCTCGGGGTATTGGAACTACCACGGGCAAGAATTCCCCTTTATCGGACACAATGAGCTTACCAAACGCGCGGACGGTGAATTTTACGAGGCTATGTTTAGTTGTATGCGCTCGTCATTCAGACCACAGGATCACCCGCTCCCGGACGGTGAGCTACTGCCGCCGATACCGCTAGAATGCTTCTCGACTACTAACCCTTTCGGTGTTGGACATTCATGGGTCAAGAAACATTTTATCGACCCAGCACCACGCGGCACAGTACAACGCCGTGATATCGTAGTGACCAACCCGCAGACCAACAAAGAAGAGACGGTAACGCTAACGCGTGTCGCTATTCACGGCTCATGGCGCGAAAACAAGTACCTAGATCCGATGTACATAGCCCGCCTTAAGTCCATTAAAGATCCAAACAAGCGCAAAGCGTGGGTAGAGGGTGACTGGTCCGTTACGGCTGGCGGGCGCTTCGATCACCTATGGGACGAGGCCACACACGTCGTTAAGCCTTTCGTTATACCTTCGGGGTGGGCTGTGGATCGCTCACATGACTGGGGGGAGTCTAAGCCATTCAGTAACCTATGGTTCGCGGAGTCTAACGGCGAGGGAGATTACCCAGCCGGTACGCTATTCGTGATAGGGGAGTTTTACGGCTGTGAGCCTGATCAGCATAACGTAGGCCTTAAAATGTCAGCGAGTAACGTCGCTAAGGTCGTTAAGCAGATAGACGACGCTATGCGCGACGCCGGTAACAGTGTCGACGCTGTGGGCGAGATTAACATCAGCCCAGGCATAGCTCCGGGCGGCGTAGTGGCTGGCCCTGCGGATAACTCCATCACCAACAAGGACGACGAGCAGATAAGCATTAGTGACAAAATGGCAAAACAGGGGGTATACTGGACAAAGAGCGACAAGTCCCCCGGGTCAAGAATTAACGGCGCGGCGGTACTGTGTGAAATGCTAGAAGCGGCAGTCGAGGGCAAGGCGAGCGAGAGCGGACTACCTGAACGCCCAGCGCTGTATTTCTTCGAGAATGTGCGCGGTATAATTTCGCGCTTCCCAATATTGGCGCGAGACACTAAAAAGCCGGACGACGTAGACACGGATCAGGAAGACCACGACTACGACGCCCTACGATACAGAGCGACAACGAACAGCCGAAGCGAGATAGCGCCGGCTATGCGACGTCACTAAACTAACCCCACTGATAAGGGTCACTACTATGTATATTGATGTAGACAAAGCCAGCCGCAGAGCGTTAATAGGCAAAACCCGCATATATCTAAACGGTAAAGAGGTCAAATACTGTATAGCCGCAAAGCACGGCCGCAAAGGCTTTGTAGAGTACTGGACGCGACCGTTACGCGTGAGAGGCGACGAGATTGTCAGAGTTAAGAAGCGCGGCAATGTGAAAATATCTTTTAACCTGAAAGGGCGTTACGCGGAGAGCTTCAGTAAAGAGGGCCGATCCCGTGCCAAGTAACGACATACTAGACACGGAGCTGCGGCGCGAGACTAACCGCCAGCGCTTCAGCACGCATTTAGAACGTACCGAAGTAGCGCCGACGACTCAAGCGCTTAGCCGTTCATTGCCCCGCATAATGTCCGACTTTGACTTCGAGAGTATGACGGCCTCAGACGTTAACAAGCTTACGATCGCCATGCGTGCCGAGTTTGGTACCACCTGGTCGACGATGTGGCAAGACATTAGCGACGAACTGCTAAAAATGGCGCAGATTGAAGGCGAAGCGGTTACGGGTGTCTATCAAGACTTTGTGCCCGAGACGCTGGTACCGCCAACCACTAAACAGATAGAAGCTGGTACGCGCGCCGCCGTTATGACCCTAACGACCGACATATCTCAGTCCGGCACATGGGCGCAATTCGTGAGACAGAACAGCGACTCAACGATGCGCGGCATAGCGGGCATAGTGCGCGAGGGCTTTAACAACAACCTGACTAAACAAGAAATTGTAAAGCAGTTGCGCGGCACGTTTAACCGTAAAACCGGTAAGTTTGAGGGCGGCTTCCTAAATGGCAAAGCACGGGCCGGCGCTGACTCGCTAACACGTACCGGCGTATCGCATTACGCTAACGTAGCCCGTGACGAATTCGCCGTTAAAAACAAAAGCCTGATCGAAGGCCGTACACTGTTCGCCACCCTCGACAACGTCACGACGACGATATGCCTTAAGCGCCATTTAAACTTCTACCCAACCGGCGAGCCTTTCCCTAACTTACCGTTTCACTTTAACGAGCGATCACAGTACATATTTAAAACTAAGGGCTTTGACCCCCTCAACACTGACCGCACAGTGGTAGGCGGGCAGAAAGGCGCTAACGCCAAGGAACAATTTGAGAAGCGCACCGACAGGCAGGACAATCTCCGCGGTAACCGTGCCGAACGTAGAGCACTCGGGGAAGAGGGCGTACCGCCTACCAAGTCTAAAGTTACGTTTAGGGGCAAGAAAGATAACGACATATTCGACATACAGACTATCGAAGCCAAGGTGACCAGCGATCAATGGTTGCGCCGTCAGCCTAGGTGGTTTGTAGAATCGACACTAGGCAAGGAACGCGCTAGACTGTTCATCGACGGCGACATGCATATCGACAGGTTTACCGATATGACAGGGCGACAGCTAACACTTGACGAACTGGCCGAGACTAACGCAGGCGAGCGGGCATTCAGGAAGGCGGACAAATGAAAATCGAAAGACACAGCACCATAGAAGAAGGGCAGACGTGCCAGCTAGGCCACCACCATTTCAGCATAGCGCGCCTGATAACGCTTACCGCTAAATTTGAGGTTATGGAGATCCCGCTCAACCACCTGAATGTCTACCAGATTTACAAAAATTTAACATTACGCGACATGGTTAAGCACATGCGCGCAGTGAGCGACGCCGACCTAAGCTACCCTATTATTTTAGACGAAGACGGCGAGCTAATGGACGGTAGACACCGCATAATGAAAGCGTTATTTATTAATGCAAAAACAATTAAGGCGGTTAGGTTCGACACGAACCCGACACCCTGCAGAGACACTTCGGAGTAACACATGGCAGCACACAGCACGAATAGCACACAGGCCCAATGGGAACACCCACAGTACATACGTACTAAGCCGGGCGTTATGCGTATGCGTGACAGTGTCGGCGGTGAGGACGTTCTCAAGTCGCAAGGCGTTAGATATTTACCGCACCCGTGTACCGATCCGCAAGAAGTCGACACGGCAGAGCAAAAACAACGCTATTCGTCTTACATAATGTTTGCAGAGTATGAGAATATACCGGGCAACACGCTAGACACGCTAGTGGGCGCTATGTTCCGCGTCGCCCCTACCCTTGAAGTCGACGGCGTAGATCCTGAACTGATTAATGATGCGGACGGCAACGGCGCAGGCTTGGCCCAGTCTATCGAGTTGACCGCGTCCGAGTGTTTGCAAATGCGCTACCATGGCCTACTAGTTGAGTTCTCAGACCTCGCCGGCGAAGACCCTACCGAGATCACCGTACAGGTAAGCAAGGACCGCGGCCTACGTGCCACTATTAAGCACTACCCGCGCGAGGATATCGTCAACTGGTCGTATCGTGTGGTCGACGGGTCCAAACAGTTAAACATGGTCATACTGTGCGAGGAAGAGCTGCAGGTATTCAGCGCGGAGACTGTGACGTCTACCGGGTTTACTCAGGACATCGTTAAGTCGTATTTACTTCTTGCCCTAGACGCTGACGGCGAGTACTTCCAGCGCCGCTACATATCGTCGGGCAAGAAAGGCACCGAGGGCAAATGGTCCGAGCTAGTCTACCCCATAGCTGACGATAAGCGCTTACGCTCTATCCCATTCGAGATCGTCTACTCTTCAGAGCGCCAAGTCGGCGACGTGCCTAAGCAATTAGGTTATATCGACCCTATCAGCTCTAAGGCCGTACACCGCTACCAAGTTAGTGCCCTGCTAAAAGAGTCGCTACGATTAACCGCGCAGCCTACAAGTTTTACGAAGGGTTGGACCGATCAATCGTTCGAGCAATACAAGAGGGCCACAGGGCGCGATCAAATCATTCTAGGCGCTGGCGCACACATTCCGCTATTTGGCGACGCAGAGGCCGGGTACTTGAACTGGGAAGCCGACAGCAACGCGCTTTTTAAATACATGGAAGAGAACAAAAAGCAGATTATAGCACTAGGTGGCGTATTCAGCGAAGAGAGCGAAAGCGCTAACACCGCGACGGCTGCGAGCATTAACAGCGCAGAGAAAAAGGGTGTACTGTCCACACTGGCCAAGAATATCGAAGAGAGCTACCGCCGGGTCCTTGGGTGGGTAGCAATGTTTGACGGTTCTAGCGCTGACGACGTAGTGGTCAAGCTGTCCCGCGAATTCGTGGCTATCACGCTAACAGCACAAGACCGGGCCGCCATACTGGGTGAGCTACGCGAGAATGTGATCACCCGTGCTGAGGCGCTACGCCAATTAGAGCGGGGCGGCGTGCTGACGAAGAAGGCTAACGAGGTACTGGACGAGTTAGAGACTAACGGACAGTTGTAGACATTATGTGCGGTGGTGCTATTATGTGCCTATGGCGTGAGGTTCACGCATAACTTAAAACAACCCGAGGTTCGGACAATGGCTATACGTTATACTGATAAGAAAGATATACCAGAAAATGAAACTAATGATTTTGTAGAATTCAAAGAAGGCGACGCGACTGTCTTCCTTCATAAAGATTTTGCCGAGTCGAAAAAGGAAGCTTTCCGCTTACAGGGCGACGTTACTAAGCTAACGGACGACAGCGCCAGCATGAAAACGAAGCTTGACGAGTTGAGCGTGGGCGAAGCCGAACGCCTACGGTTAGCCGAAGAAGAGCGCACGAAGGGGCTAACCGCAGCACAACGTCAGCAAGAAGTTATCGACAACTTGACTAAAAAGGTCGACGAGTCAGAAATAAAGTACCAAGAGCGCATAGCCGCGTCCGAGAAGAAGGTAAACGACAACGCGAAAGCCGCTATAGTGGCAGACGTGGCGGCGAGCGCTACGGAAGCGAATCGCAGCATACTTAAGCGCATGGCGGCGGCAGACATTGAAGTGCAAGCCGACGGCACCATGATAGTACTTGACGCAGACGGCAAAGCAACGCCGCAAACTGTCGACGAGTACAAAGCGAATTTAAAAACGAGATACCCGTCCCTAGTGTCTGCGGTGCAGAGCAAGGGCGGATCAGGTAAAGGCGGAGCCGGTGGCGAGTCTGACGGAAAAACATTCGGGACGAATATACCCGGATTTAACGAACTACCAGTAAATTAACCTTAGGAGAAAACCGCCATGTCCCTATCAGTCATGCAGGTGTTCAACGGCTTTATTATGCCGCTTGTTACCGAAATGTTTCCGCAAGAAGTGGAAAAGTTTAACGCCGCGTCAAACAATACTATCGTATTAACTGGCGAAGGCTTCGACGGCTCGTTCTTTGAACAGTCATTTTATAACGCACTACATAGCAATAAGCGCCGTGTAGATCGTTTCGCCGCTAACGGTGTCGTAGCGCCTGTGGACATTACGCAGGGCAAACACGCGACCGTTAAAGTAGCGGGCGGCTTCGGTCCTCTACAATTCGAACCGGGTCAAATGTCTTGGCTACGCAAGCCAACGCAAGAAGGCCTTACGGTTGCGGCTAAGTACTTCGTAGAAGCGTTAATCGCCGATCAGCTTAACACCGCTATTTTAGCGCTAGTAGCTGCGATCAGTAATGTGGGGGCATTAACGAACGACGTGTCAGCGTCCGCGCCAGTATCACAAACAGCTATTAACGACACGTTAGCGCTGTTCGGTGACGCGTCGCAAAACGTCCAAGCGTTGATCATGACCGGCAACTCTTGGCATAAGCTAATCGGCCAAGCTATCGACAACAGTAACAACCTGTTCGAGATTGGCGGGATCGCTGTTAAAACCGGTACGACGTTCGGTCAAGGTCGCCCGATCATCATCACTGACGCCCCTGCGTTACGTGTGGCGGGTACGCCTAACAAGCAACACATTTTAGGCCTTGTAGCGGGTGCGATTACTGTTAGCGATAACGCCGACGTGATCACCAACGTGGAGACTAAGAACGGCTTAGAGCGCATTGTTACAACGTTCCAGGCTGACTACACCTTCGGCTTAAACATGAAGGGCTTCACATGGGATACGGTCAACGGCGGACAATCGCCTGACGACACCGACATCGGCACCGGTTCAAACTGGGACCAAGTGGCGGACGACGTCAAGCACACGGCGGGTGTATTGCTAATCGGCGACGAAGCGCTATAACAACCTGACGCGGCGGCGAGGTCTGTACGACTCGCCTAAACCCTTTTAAGTCGAGTAAAAACTATGAGTACTAATTTAAGAAAACGCCCAGTACGTAAAATCTGGCTGGTGGCGCACCCTATCGGGCAGTTTAAAGAAGACGTCAAAACGTTAGCTATGCAACACAATTTAAAAATTGTAGACGCTAAGTACGCCCGTGACTACCCGGAAGACATGGTCGCCGCTAAAGCGCCTAAGCTTACGTCTATCACCGCCGAGCTAGAAGCCGCGAACGCGAAGGCCGCAGAAGAAGCCGGGATCGAAGCTAAGGTGAAAGCCGAAGCGGCAGAAGAAGCCGAGATCGAGCGTAAGTACCGCCTAGAAGTTGAAGTGCGCGCACGCGTTACTAAAGAAATGGCGGCCGAAGCTAAGAAAAAGTAAATTGCAGTTAACGGGCGGGCAGGGAGCTAGCCCAACTTTCGGGGGCACAGCATGGCTTTAATAGTAGAAGACGGCACAGGGTTAAACCCCTTAGCTAACGGTTATATATCCGTAGTGGAGTTAGACGCTTACTGGTCATGCCGTAACGTCACATTGTCGCAGACGGACCCGGAGAAAGAAGCGGCGATCATTATCGCTACGCAGTACGTAGACTTGAACAACAAGTGGAAAGGCACGATCGCAATGAGCGACCAGCCTCTCGACTGGCCCCGTGTCGCCGTAGTGGACGACGAAGGGCGCGTCATCCCTTCTTTTACAATACCTAACCAATTAAAAAACGCTGTGGCCGAGTACGCAAAGCGGCAGCTATCCGCACCAATTCAGCCGGACGTTACGGACGAAGGCGCGCTGAAGAAAACTAAAAAGAAAGTCGATGTTATCGAAGTAGAGACAGAATACCAAGACAACACCGGCGGCTATTTCGGCATAAGAAGCTACCCACTCGCAGACAATTACCTGATCGGTTTAATTCGTGGCGGTGTGGGCGGTAACTTCGGCCGTATAGGTGTTTGCTAATGTCTACCTTCGATTATGCCTCGCTACGTGTTGACGTACTGGAAATACTAGAAGAGTTCGGCAACTCCATAACGTTAACCCGTGCAGAAGACGGCGCAACGTATGACCCGGTAGCGGGCACGTTCTCAGGCGGCGGCACTACTAACCTTAACGGGGTGGGCGTACTGGTCGGGTATAGCAATAAAGAAATTGACGGGACCGAGATCCGCGCCACTGATAGAAAGCTTTTATTTCAGGGTGACGCGCTATTGATCGGCGATCTATATAACGGTTGGCGTGTTCATGCTATAAATAACATCGACCCGGACGAATCCGGCACTATTCTAACAATCGCACAAATGAGGAAATAACCATGGCTGTTATAGTACCAACATCACTACTAGGCTCGGGCCAAAGAGCCGCAAACGTCACCGTATTAGGTGCGTCAGATACGTTAGTGTACAACCCGAATAAAAACCCCGTACTATTGCTTAACAACGTCACGGGCGGCGCGCTAACGTTGAGCATTGTCGGCGACGCGGGCGGCGTGATTGGTGTCCCCGGCCACGGCGACGTAGACGTATCAGTCACGCCGGTTTTCTCTGCGGTAGGCATAGGCGACAGTGTGGCAATACCGCTAAATAGTATCGGCGCACACCTTACTGGCGTTGTAACCTTGACGGGTGCCGACGCCATGGAAGCGCAGCTCCTAGAGTCGTAACACATGGCAGCCGAAACGGAACTAAGAAAAGCCCTAGACGGCCACCTCGAAGGTATGCCGGGGCGGCCGCCTGTTGACTGGGATAATGTCGGGCTAGACCAAACGCCGACGATCTACCTATCTCAAAACCTTTTACCGGCCGAGGGCGACACCGTAGGCGTAGAGGTGGGCGGTTCGGACGTTCTGGCGGGCATATACCAGATAATTATTAACGTGCCGAAGGGTAGCGGGAAAGCGGGCCACGTTGCCGAGCTTGAACGCATCAAGGCGCGTTTTGTCCGCAGTAGTTCGATTATCGAAGGCGGCACACGCGTAGTACTGTCGAAGGTGTGGGCCAACGCGGCGATCACTGACAAGACGCATTACCGTGTCCCCGTATCTATTCGGTATCGTGGGTTATGAGTTTCGGCAGCGATATACGCAAGTACGCCGAGCTACAAAAGCGTAACCTAGACGAAGTAGTCACCGAGTCGCTGATCAACCTTAGCGCGTCGGTAATAATCAAGACGCCCGTACTAACGGGCTTTTTAGCGAATAGCTGGCGGGCCACAACCGCCGCGCCGTCGACTTCTAGCGCCGCGTACTCTTCACCTGACGCGCAGATGGCCGCAATCGAAGACAGGCTCGCTTTTACTCTCGATCGTAAAGGTGTGTACTACTTAGTAAACAATCAACCGTACGCCCGTCCTATTGAGTTTCTAGGGCATTCACAGAAAGCGCCGGCGGGCATGCTACGCATATCTATTGAAAATTATCAAAAGTTCATTGATAATGCCATTAGTCAACTTAATTAAGGGGTAATACCATGACTGTACAAACTAACGCGGGCACGGCGATATCGGTTTCTATCGCAGCACCCGCAACACATGATCAGGCGGGTTTTGCCGCTCTAACTTTTACACCGATCGGCGAGATTGTTTCTAGCGGTGAGAAAGGCGGCGCGGCTGCGCTTGTCTCTCACTCGCCGCTAGCTGTACGAACCGTTCAAAAGTTCAAAGGTTCGGTTAACTTCGGTTCGTATGCGCTATCGTTAGGTTTAGATATCGTCGACGTGGGCCAAGTGATACTAGACTCTTTAGCGACCGGCGTGGATATCGACGTAGTAGCCTCCTTTGAGGAAGTTAAGCAAGACGGTAGTATCGAGTACTATCGCGCTTTAGTTATGACTTACACCCGTGTAGGTGGTACGATTGACGCCATTATCGGCGCTAATAGTACCTTAGAGCTAACCGACAGCATTGTCGACGCTTAAGCCGTTTTGGCTAGGGGTGGGGGTCTTATCAGCCTCGCCCCGCTTTTTCTGATAAGAGAGTAAATAAATGTTTAATAAGTTACGTGTAGGCGAGAACGCTAAATCCGCCAAAAAATTCACACCTGTTCACCCTGACCCGGCGATCGGCAAAAAGCACGGCATCAGCCTTATGCTCCACGGTAAGCACTCGGAAGAGTACCGCAACGCAATAGCCGCCATGTTACGCCGCACCAAGAAGGGCGATCAGACAATGGAAGACTCGATCCAAGAAAGCGCTAGGCTTATCGGCGCGTGTTGTGAAAGCTACGACGGTGCCGACGAGAAGAAGTTCGACCGTAAAGCTTTGATCGAAACACTACAGCATGACGATTACCGCTGGTTACGCTTGCAGGCTGAGAAGTTCATGCAAGAGGACAGTAATTTTTTTTAAGAGCCATGCCCGAACTAGTTCTATATGTTAAGCGTCTCGCGTGGCTTTCTGTAACACCGGAAGGCCCCGACGGTAAGGCGCTTAACGCACCCCGCGCGAAACTGCTATCTAAAAAATCACCTAACCGAGAATTACCCCCCGTCACTATTGCCCCCTACTTGGTGCAGTACGCCCACGAACTAGGCCTGCAGAAAAATACAGGCATGGGCGCAGTACCTATCGACTGGGTAGACATTAAAGCGTGGGCACAGTTAACCGGTACGGAACTACACGCCGAAGAATCTAAAATATTACGCCAGCTTTCCTTTTACTACGTTTCGCAGTACAATATTTCTAAATCCCACGACTGCCCGGCACCCGAAAATGACTGATATTTTTACCCTAGGCCTAAAAGCCGACACGACGGACATAGACAAAGGCGCGAAGTCTTTAGACAAGCTCGCCGATAGTGCGGAAGGTGCCGACAATAAAGCTAAACAGTTCCGTAAGGGTATTAACACCGCCGGCAAAGCCGTAGCTACCTTCGGGGTAACCGCTGCCGCCGCCCTTGGAGTCGTGACCGTAGCCGCGGGCAACGCTGCCCGTGAGATAACGAATTTATCACGCCTATCTAACCAGACCGTCGAAGACTTCCAGCGTACAGCTTTTGCTGCGCGAGCGTTCGGCATAGAGCAAGACAAACTAGGCGACATTTTAAAGGACGTGCAGGACAAAGTCGGCGACTTTCTGACTACCGGCGCGGGTCCAATGGTTGACTTTTTCGAGAAGATAGCCCCGCAAGTCGGCATTACTGCGGACAATTTCCGCGACCTAAACGGTAAAGACGCCCTTCAGCTTTACGTTTCCAGCTTAGAAAAGGCTAACGTTTCACAGTCTGAAATGATTTTCTTTATGGAAGCCATAGCGAGCGACGCTACCCTACTGCAACCGCTACTGGCTAACAACGGCGCAGAGTTTGAGCGCCTGGCTAAGCGTGCGGACGAACTAGGGATCGTGCTAGACCAGCTCGACATATCTAATCTTAACGCCATGAAAACGTCGCTAGGTGAGTTGTCGGCCATAGCGGAAGGGGCTAGCAACGTGATCGGCGCTGTCCTTGCGCCTTTCGTTAAAGACCTAACAGATCGCTTTAATGACAACGCTATTAGCGCTGACACTCTACGCGAAGGAATGACGACACTAATAGAAGTGGGCGTAACTGTGGCGGGCGTTTATGCAGACGCCGGGCGAGTGTTTGAGATATTCGGCAAAGCGTTAGGCGCTACGGCCTTCACTCTGGTAGAAAGTTTTAACACCATGGACGCGAGGCTAGAACAGCTCGGCGTATCATTCGAAATGACTTTCGACGAGTTACAACTCGCGCTTATCGAGTGGGTTAACGAACAGGACGCCGAGCTGGCGCGGTGGGCTACGTCCATGCTTAACGCGGCCGACGTGTTCGACGTGTTCGACGACGTGGCCATAGAACCGCAACCGCTAGACACTTCCGAGTTAGAAGCGTCGATCAGCATGCTGAAAGCGCAAGCGGCGGGCCTTGAGACTGACCTAGTACAATCTAACGAGAACATAGCGAACGCCTGGCAAGACGTGATCGACACCATGCTGCAGCCGCTACCGTCCGAAGGGATGGATCAATGGGTGCAAGGGATTATTACCGCCGTTGAAGCTCAGAGGGAACTACAGGACGCAATTACTAAGACAGGCAAAGCCAACAACATGATCGTTCAGGTATCGGGAAGCGACGCCGTCAAGTGGATCAGCAATATTAAAGAAGTGACCAAAGGGCTAGGGGAGGCTTTCGGCGAAAATGAGAAAATTGCTAAGAGACTGCACCAAGTCAACCTAGTCATAGGCATAGCAGAACAAGCTATGATACTTCAGAAAGTGTTCGCAGACAGCGCGGCTACTCAGGTACACATAGCAAACAGCACCGCGAAGGCCGGCGCTAACGCCGTCGAAGCAGTGACCGCCGCAGCCGCCGCGCCGTTCCCGGTAGGGTTCGCCGCCGCCGCCGCTATGATCGGTTTAATGTCTAGTGTGTTAGGTAGCTTCGGCGGGGGTGGGGGCGGCTTTGGCGGGCCGTCCGCATCTGAAGTAGCACAAGAAGCGCAGGGAACAGGTACAGTTTTAGGAAGCGAGGACAAAACAGAATCAATAATAAACGCTCAAGAACGGTTTACCGATATAGCGGTCGATCAACTAGCAGAGCTACGGGGGATCAGGGGTGCGTTAACCGGCGTTACCGCTGGGATATCAAACTTAGCCGCCAGAGTTGCCGGTGGTAATCTTGCTAGCGCAGGTCAAGCCGTTGGTGTTGGTGATATTGTCGGTGATGCCAAGGTCAGAGAAATTCTAGGTTCTAGCATCAAGTTTGCAACTCAAAATCTTGGCGACATTATTAGCAGCGAGTCTCTAGGTATAGATATCGCTTTCGATGCCATAGTGGGCCGGTGGGGGACTGAAATTCGAGGCGAGGCAGAAAGATTAGACAGGGTATTTCAAATATCAAGAGAATCAGTTTCCGTTAGTGCAACCGAAGAGATAAAAGCCTCGGTCGGTCAAATCTTGATCGGCCTTGGTGAGACAGTATCGCAATCAGTCGCATTACTTGGACTGGAAGGCAAAAAAACAATTGAGGATTTCGTTGTATCTATCGGTAATATAAATTTAGAAGGGTTGACCGGCGAAGAAATACAAACACAGCTTGAAGCAATATTCGGCAGGCAAGCGGACTTAATGGCTCAGTTTCTTATTCCTGAACTTTCTAACTTTCAGCGCGTGGGTGAGGGGTTATTCGACACATTAGCTAGAATAACTCAAGAGCAGGTAGTATTTAATGACGCAATTGATTTTATGGGTGATAGCCTGTCAAGTTTATCAAGCATCATGCAAATCGAAGTTGCTCAGTCGGTTATTGCGATAGCTGGCGGCTTTGAGAATTTCGCCGACATAACTAGCTCTTTCGTTGACAACTTTTTTACTGACGCTGAAAAGCTCGCCATGCTTGAGGGTTCCGTCACAGAAGCGTTTAACTCTTTAGGGCAGGCGGCCGTCACTAGTCGGGAAGAATTTAGAAAACTAGTCGGGGGTGTCGACCTAACGACGGTAGCGGGCCAAGAATTATTTGCGGCGCTCTTAGAGCTAAACCCGGCGTTAAGCGAGTTTATAGACGGCATAGAGGACGCCGCACGCGACGCGTTTTCTATGCTTGAAAAAGCCGTTAGCTTGGAGCGCCAACGGGCAAGGGCTGTGCTAGATGTCGCCGGGGAGGCACATAAGGCGGAAATAGGCCGCATACGTGAGTTAAGATCAACACTTACCAGCCTAGACCCTTCGGGGTTCTCTTCGGCGTCCGAGCTGGCAGTACAAACCGCGTTAAATCAAAACCGGCTAGCACAGTTAGACATGTTAGAAGAAAGCGCCGACGCGGTATTCGACTTACACAAGCAGGGCTACGCGGACGAGCTGTCGAGACTCGACCAACTAATCGAGGATAACGAGAGCCTGCTGAACGCTGCGCTAGGCATAGACGACAGCGTGCTGTCCGTCGAGAGTGCCATAGCGGCGTTAAACGAGACAATAGCCGCGTTAGCGCCTACGTCGGGTGGGGCATTGCCTCAGACTGCCGGACGGGCGACGGGCGATGCGTTGCGGGAACAGACAAAAGACGAAGTGAAGAAAATGCGTGAAGAAAACGCCATGTTTCAAAGGGAAATAGTCAAAAACACCAAGACGACGGCCCGACTGTTGCAACGTATGGAACTTAACGGGATCGACACAAATGCGGTATAATATTAAAGGGGAAGTATCTTGCGAGTAGTTAGACCCATAGTCGTTACTGACGCGAAGTTCACCTCGTCGTCAATACCCGAGCCTGACGCTTCGGTAGGTGAGGTCGAATGGATCGCGGGATCGTTCAACACCGGCGATCAGCGTATAAAGTCTTCAACGCACCGCGTTTACGAAGTTACGGCGATCCCTAGCACGACGGACGATCCCGAAGTGGGCGTCTTGGCTGACCCGCCTACGTGGGTCAATGTCGCCCCCACTAATAAGTGGGCTCTGTTTGATAACTTAAATAGCACTAAATCTCGGATATCAACGCAGTTAATTACCGAAGTGACCCCCGCGGGAATAGTGAACTCCGTAGCGGGTTTCAGTATTGAAGGCGTCGGCGCGATTAATGTCACAATGACAGACCCCTCGGCGGGCGTTGTGTACGACAATGACTTGGACTTGGTGGACAATTCACAGGTCGCAGACTGGTACTATTACTACTTTTCGCCAATAGAAAGAGCCTCTGAATTTGCCCTCCTTGACTTGCCTACGTACCCGTCCGCAACAGTAAAAGTAACCTTCGACGGGGGCGACATAGGGGTGGGTAGTCTTATTTTTGGTAGCGTAATAGTCTTAGGCGTCGCCAACTACGGGACGTCTGTACAGCTCCTTGATTTTTCTAAAAAAGAGCTTGACGACTTTGGGAACATAGTGATCACCCCCGGCCGTACCAGTAAACTTGTTTCCTTCGATGTGACTATAGCAAAAGAAAAAGTTAACTACGTGTTTAACCAGCTATCATTACTGACGACAATACCTAGCGTGTGGGTCGGCGACGACGGCACGAATGACCCGACGCTCGTTTTCGGGTACTATAGGGATTATCAAAATAATATATCAACGCCAACGATAACGGATGCAACTATAACCGTAGAAGGACTATCACAATGAGCGCGCCACTAATACCCCTTTTCAGCGGCACAACGCCAAACAGAAATCAATCAGCCAATGATTTTGCTAACAATGCTGATGATTGGCTTAACTACCAGGCACCGTTAGCGGCAGACTATAACGACTTGGCGGCGTATTTGGACGCGCTAGCCCTAACGCCTTCAATTGATGATGTTACCGTTCCTTATATATTTAAGACAGTACAAGACTTTAAAGGCTTCCCCTTTGAATTCCCAGACGGTAAAACAATTATTACCAAGGAGTTTCTACTCGGTAATGGCGGTGGTGCAACTTATAAAAAAATAACTGGCACTGGCACAAGTAACAATATGGACATTATCGCCAGTCCCTTAGTAGACCAAAGTATTAGTTTTGATTTTGACGCTACCGGTGTTAGCTTTACATCTAAACAACTAGGTGCGGCCGTTGATGGTGACGGCAACCAAGGCGGAACTGATGATCATGCCGTACTTAACCGTGGTGTTCAATTGTCGCAGTCGGAAAAGAAAACCTTCATACCTTCTGACGGTACGCACTTCTCTTCGCAAACTTTAGATATATTAAACCAGTCGGCTATTAAAGGCGTATTTCTTCGTGAGAAATGCATCATTGATTTTGCTGTCGGTATAAACGGGTTAAGACTTCCGACAGGTGCTAATTCAGTTACAGGTATGGAGATAGAAAACCTAACCATAAAGTCAGACAATATTTTCCCTGACGCGGCACTCACTTTTGGGATACAAGCAAATACCACAGGCTCGGTAAGATTTTTGAATATACACAATGTTGTTGTTATTGGCTTCATGCACGGAGTTGACGGTAGATGTCCGTTTTTTGAATGTACCTTTAAGAATCTAAATCTTTTCGGTATCATAGTAAGGGACATCTTTGATATACAGAACTATGTTGAAGATGATTCGTGGGGTATATGTTTCGGATTTGATGATAGGGACGCTACAACTGTCACTTGTGAGAACGTAGCTGCAACAGGGTACGGTAAAGGGTTCTTTAATATACGATGCGCAGCGTTACAGTTTATAAATTGCGTGTCAGAACGTAACTTTTGGGGCTTGTATGCTGAAAAAGGCTGTACAGGAACTATGTATCAAGAATGGAATAAGAATAGTGTTAGAGCGGTAGGACTAAGAGAACCATCCGGTGTTCAGATATTAGCAATAAATGAGCCCTCAAGTTGGGGGCCGGTAACGGCTGACTCTAAAGCGGTCGCTAGAGGGTGTTCATTTAGAACACTTAAAGGCGGTAGAGAAAGTCAGTTCTATACTAATGTAACGTCGTTAGTAATTACGGGCTCGAAGCAATTTTTGGAGTTTAATACCCTTAATGACGTTGCTATAACGCCCGCCGCTAATTTACCTAATAGAATAATGGGAGAGTTCGAAGTTGAAGTAAACATTATTGAGTTAAGCGATCCGTCTATTGCTGGAACGTTAATATTTGATATTGAAGTACTAGAAGAAGGCGGATCTTTTACCTCTGTAAGGCGGGCGTTCATTAAGTCGGTAGCTGCGGATAAATTTGTAGGTAGTGGCTATATGAACTACAAGAGTATTTTACTAGGTACGTTAACAAACGTAAGGGTGGGTGTGTCTTTTGTTGACGGCGAAGGTTTTACGCTGTCAGGCGGCGAGGTATCACTAACGGTTAGACGATTGAACACTTAACCTAAAACCTTTTAGTCATTTCTCAAACAGGGGGTACTACATGTCTTTAAAAAACGACATTATTAACGAAGTGATCGAAGCGGAGGCCGGGTTCGTCGATAACCCGGACGACTCCGGCGGTAAGACTAAATACGGTATTACTGAAGAAATGGCGCGGTTTTACGGCTACGAAGGCGACATGCGGGGCTTACCCCGCTCGTTTGCCTTTGAGGTCTACGCGGCTATCTTTTGGTATGCGGTGGGCGCGGATCACCTGCTTGTGTTATCGGAACCCGTAGCGGCTGAAGTTGTCGACACGGCGGTCAACACCGGGCCACACAAAGCCGGCGAAATACTACAGCGGTCGCTTAACGTGCTAAACCTTAAAGGCGAGCTGTACGACGACTTGACGGCCGACGGTATCATAGGAAGCCGAACGCTAAGGGCGCTACAAGCGTACTTACAACACCGTGACGAGTCGACGCTGGTTAAAATGCTTAACGTTCTGCAGGGCGCGTTCTACGTTGAGCTAGCAGAGCGCCGGGAGAAAGACGAAACATTTATCTATGGTTGGTTTAACAAAAGGGTGATCCTGTGAAGGTTTTAAACGGGAAGTCGTACCACGTTGTCGACGTTAAAAGCGAGAGCGTGTTCGGTTATGTCGACAAGATCAAAGCCGACGACGGCAAAGTGCTAGGCTACCGTGTTAAGCAAAACATAGCGTATTACAGCTTGCGCTATTCGAAGTGGATCGGGGTAGAGAAGGGCGACCGGTCCGACGGTGCGACTAGTGCGAAGGATATTAACTCTTTCGGCTGGATCTTCCATGACGAGCTATGTAACGACGGCACGTTCGAAGGTGGCGCGAAATGTAGCAACTGGCAAGCATCGCACGTCCTCACGGACATAATGAGAGACGAAGGGCGCTACGTGCGCCAATACACTTGGTTTTGGGCTACTTGGTTTTTCGGCGGGGGTAAAGCCCGCGCTAACGGGATGTTTTAGAGTCTTTAATTGCTTTAATGATAGCGGCGGCGTCCGTGTGGGTCATTGCCGGATCGCCCTTCACTACTTGCCACACTGTCGCCGCGGACCCAATAATTAGAGCAATGATCAGTGCAATAAACACCGCCTTCGCACCCTTCACAAAGTCCATTGATTGTTCTATCGACTTCAGTCGCGTTTCGTGGTCCGCTACCGTCGAGGCTAACCCCTGCACCGCTACTGTGTGTTTCTCTAAGTCTGCTACGGTGTCGGTGAGTTTCTCGATCGCGGCTAGTATTCGGTCGTTGAATTTTTCTTGATGCTCTTCGGGGGTCATGTTGCACGATCCATAGAACAACGGCCAAGGCGAAAGCTATTAGAATCATTAAACTTTTTAAGAATAACATTAGCCATGTCGCCCGTGGTCCGTTTGTATGAGGTTTAAGCACACGATAGCACTAGCGGCTAGCGGGTGCAAGAAAAGCCACATAGTCTACGTCGTCAACGAAGCCGGCTAATCCGACGTTGCCGCCCACGCCTAGCCGCGACACGTTACGCTTACAATCTTTACGTAACAAGCTGATAGCGCCTAGCAACACCATTAAGCGGTCGGTGTCGACATGTACGGAGTGCGTGCCGTCTGGCCGTGGTTTAGCCGTATCTAAGAACGGGAAGTTACCCTCCATTAGATCGAGGTTTCTACCACGGAACAGCACACGGCTGTTAATGCGGAGCATGCCGTTAGGGTTGTCGCCCTCTTCGACTGCCTGCTCCAATGACTCGCGCCTAATTAGTATCTGGTCACCGACGCCGGACAGTACGCCTTTAAAGAAGTAAGTAGGCACTGACACACGTAGCGCCATAGCTTCGTCGGTCGCTTCGATTACGCATTTATCGCCGCGGTGCTCGACATGTACCGCGTTTAAATAGTACTTAACGTTATTTTTAGGCGCTACCGTCAACATAGCGCGGAAGATGTTAGTTAGGTTAGTCATTAGCTCAGCCTCCCGATCGTGCGGCAAGTGTCAACGAATGCGCACCGTGTTTCTTCGTCTGTAAACCTCGCGGCGTACTGGCTGTTGAGTGTTTCAAACTCGACCGCCCCTTCCTTGTCCCGCGCGGCCACAAGGCGCGAGAGCTTAAACAGTTTACCGCCTACCGTGGCGTAAATGGCTGTACCTAGAAAAGTGGGGTCTGTGCATTGTTTAATCATCTTTTTTCACCTTATGTTCACATTGCTCGTTACCGTGGGCTTTACATTGATCCGAGCCGCAGGCGATACGCGCACACATTGCGGAGTACTTGGCCCACGACGGGGTCGGCAGACAGCCGTTAACTTTACATTTGTAAATTGTTTGGCCTTTGTATTTACGGCGGTATTCGGTCATAGTCGTTTAGTCCTTTTGATACCTCGAATGTTCCCAACCGGCAGCGCGTAGGGGCCACCAGCTAGCCCAATGCGGGCGTTCAGTCATTATGGCGGCCATTTCATCGATCGACCCCCGGGGTGTGCCCGTCATGTCGTAGCCGTCCATTTCGTCCCACACGTAAGGCACTTCCCCTATTGCCTCGTCGTGGGTGTGCATTACTACCGGGTAGTAGTTTTCTTCTAATCGCACCAACGCTTCGGCCTGTATGTCTGCGCTTACCGCTTGGACCACATTCTCGAATAAACGACCGCCGTACGTCTCTAAGACGTGCCAGCCTACGGGGCCTTTTTGCGCGTTGCTGTTGTGACCCTCAAAGGTGATCGACCAGCAATCGCAGATCCGTACTTTGTGGGGTTGACCGTCGTAATATTGTGTTTCGTGGTCCCGCCCGAGTTTGTCCTCAGTCATGATCAGTTTAGGGCGGTGGTACGTCAAGAAACGCCCCGAAGGCAGTCTGCAGTATAGAACGTCTTTAAACACGGCGTACGATATGTCGATATAGTGGTAGCACTTGCCGGGGTTAAGTATTGCTAAAATCGCCATACCTTCGAGACCGAACAGTTCCGGGCGGTAGTCCCATTTGCCGGGGCCGCAGTGCTTGAACTGTCCGCCCCACATTTCGACGATCTCCGGGCTAGCGTCTCGCCATGCTAAAACCTGTTGTTTGATCTCGTCGTCCGACATATCAGCGCCGAAGTTCTTCCACGCACCGACCCAACCGCCGTACCCGCTCGCTAGTTCTGCGATCTTGCCTATCTTCTTACGGTCCGGGTGGTCGAACCCGTTGTCCTTCTTGTACTGGAAATATACGTCGAGAGGCGTACCGGTGATCTTACTGGCCGACATTTCGTATATTTTGCCGTGAGTGTTGAAAACGTCGATCCGCCATTGGCAACGAGCTAAGCACGCGGCGGCTACGGCTTCTATAGCTGAAAAGTCGCAGCATATAAAGCGGGTGCCTTCTTTGGCTATGAAAAGGCCGCGCAAGCAACCAGCAAGAACGGTAGAAGGGTCGCCCCATATAAGCTCGATATCTGCGAGTTGCCCATGTTTGATGTCTTCTAGGGCTTGTTCTACGGCGTCGACCGTCCAGTCGTTGAGCTTGTGCCACATTTGAGAACCACAACGCGGGCAGCCTTCGCCTATTGGGTTAAAATATTTCTCGCAGCTTTCACACATGGCCGACTTAGGGCCTTTGCTGGTTATGTTTTGGAGTTGTACGCCACCGGCAGACCACCGACCCGTCCGATCGGCACCACAATACATATACTGATTACGCAGGCGCCCGTCACTGTTAATCTGAAGTTTAAGCGCGGGTAGCTTCTTGATGTTTGCGCCGGCTAGTATGCTGCGTATTTCTAGCGCCCGGTGTGCGGCCGTATCGGGGAACGTGCCGAACGCCCCGCCTAGTGCTTCTTTAACACTGTCGGCCGTCATGTCGGGCATGTAGACGCGTTGTGTGCGCAGCCAGTCGGTGAGCTTGGCGACTTCAGTCGCACCGCCGACAGCGCCACCCGTTAGCGTGCAGATCTCTAGGGTGTATTGCTTTATCATTTCCCGCATGATACGCAGACAAGCCTCTAAGCTTTCTACTTCGACCAGTACGCCCCTGGCGTTAATGTTCTGATCGGTTAACCACGTTTTACGCTCGTAGTCTGTTAAATCGGGAATGAGAGCCGCCGCCGCGTCTTCCGCCGCCACGTCTTGACCACAATAGGCGTAAAGTTTTAGGTAGTCGTCCCATGCTGTCGACTGTGTCCAGCGCGGCGCTTTACGGTTTTTAGTGGCCGAGACAGGTCGGCTCAACTTATTTAACAGGCGATTACCCTCGGGGTCTTTGTTCGTGGTGCCGAGTACTTTCGCACAACCACCGAGCGCACCGGGTAGGCTGTGACGGCGAGACTTAGCCATGGCACAGTAGCATTGATCGAGACGGAGCACAGGCCAGCCCAAACGGCGGACGCATATCATATTCCAGATCCAAAACTCAAACGTAACGTTCCAAGCTTCGATCGGTTTGCCGGCGCGGATATGTTCGATCAGGTCGGTAGGCTCGGGCGTTCCGGGGGTCCAACCGCGGACACCTCGGCCGTCTTTTAGATCATAGTAGAGGCACAGTACCTCGGTGCTTTCATGCTCCGCGTAAACAGGCGTACCGACTACAGGTAGCCCGCCTTTGCCTTGGCCGCCTTTACCTTTAACTTTGCCCGTCATAGGGTCAATGTCGTAGCCTACGGCGCTGAAGGTTTCGAAGTCCATAGAAGGCATAACGGTAGACAGCCCCATGCCTGCGGGTATTGTTACGCCTGCGGGTATCTCGCTGATCGCGCGGGGCTGGCAGTCGTCTACCCACACCTCGTTACTACTAAAATAGGTGTCGCTGGGCGGGTGGTAGTAAATAGACATACTTGATCCTTATCAGTTCACATTATAAAAGGCACTCGCGAGAATGCCCTGCGTAGTGTGTTACCGCTTATTGTGGTAGGAAGTCTTGCGCCTGCGTCGGTTGCTGTCCTTGCGGTTGGCCTTGAGGAGCGTAGCCGCCTTGCGGTTGTCCACCCTGTGTCTGACCTTGAGGCGCGTAGCCGCCTTGCGGTTGTCCACCCTGTGTCTGACCTTGAGGAGCGTAGCCGCCTTGCGGTTGTCCACCCTGTGTCTGACCTTGAGGAGCGTAGCCGCCTTGCGGTTGTCCACCCTGTGGCTGACCTTGAGGAGCGTAGCCGCCTTGCGGTTGCCCGCCCTGTGGCT